TACTAAAGGATTACCTCTTTCAGACATTTTACCTTCTGATAGTAAACCTTTGGATGGTTTAAATAGCTGTGTTTCTATAAGTACTTGTTTCATATTATCCCATTTTTAAGCCTAAATGCTGCTCTATCATGCTTAATATTTCATCTATATCCATTCCAGCATCATAAGCCATTTCAGCTGCATCCATTAATTTTTCTATATGAGAAGGAGCTTCTGCTTCTTCCATCATATCTTTTTGAAGTTCTTTTGTTTTTTCTAATTCGGCATTTAGGTCTTTTTGTCTTTCTACATCTTCTTCTGTTGCTTCGTTAGTAGTGTCTTCATTTAGACCATAAAAATCCATATAGTTTTGAGATGTAAATCCTCCACCTGTTACTATGCCACCAGCTAATGTAATAGAATGTTCATTTAATTTACCATACCCACTTGATTTATGTTCACCTTTTGGTTCTTCAGGAATACCTAATGAAACATTATCATCTGTGTATCCTACTTCTTCTCCGAATTGACCATTTTTAGTGTAATAAATTGGATCTTTGGCTAAGTTTTTAAATACTATGTCTTTAATTTCGTCTATTGTTTTATCAGCATTTTTTTCTTGCTTCATTTCAAAATAGTATCCCATTTGAATTTGACCAAAAATCATATTGTCAGGATTTTTTTCATCCTTATAATCATAATTTTTTTCATCTACTTCTTCTACTTCTTTTGAAGGTTTCTTTTCTTCAGCTTTTGCTTCAGCTTCTTGTAGAAACTTAGCAAATGCGTTTTCATACCCTTCTTTTTTCCTTTCTATAGGGTTTCCAACCATTTGCAAGTCTACATAGTTTTCTGATATAATGCCTTTTTGTTTAAGTATTGTAGATGCTTCTTTAAATGTAGCAGCATTTGTTACTAGATTAGGGAATTGACGTTTTGCTTCTTTAAGAAAAACATCCTTTGGGCCTTTACCTTCTTTAATTAATTTATACTGATTTGCTAATGTCTTCATTTGCTTGATTTAATTGTTCTATAATATCATCTAATTCTGTTAGTATTGCATCTGTAGGATATACTACAGAATATGAACCTGGATTTTCATTGTAGAATTCTGCTGTTTTATTTTTCGCATTTGACACCATTGGAAGTATTGCTTCTATTTTTCTTTCAATAGCGTCAAAATTTTTAATTCTATTTTCTTGAAAATCTGTATATTCAAATAATTTTTTTATATCATAGGATTTAGGCTTGATTTTTGGTACAGGCTTATATCCTAGTTTATAGTAATAAATACTGGGGGATTTTTTACCTTTCTTTTTAAATGCAAAAGGTGTTGCATATTGTGCTCCTTCTCCACCTTCTAAACTCATTCCCCCCTGAGATGTGGATGATTGTTCTCCTAAAGGTCTACCATCATCATCCATAGGCATGAATATTTCATCCTCGTCATCTAATTGTTCTTGATCTGGATTGTAATCTTCTTTTAATCTTGATACACGTTCATATTCTTTAGGATAATTTTTTCTAACGTGTGTTCTGAATGCATTAAATAAATTAGCTATTTCTTCTGCAAATTGGTCTATTGCTGTATCATCTTTAGCTTTACCAGTTTTTTCTAGTGTGTCTAAAAAATCCTTAGCTTTTTTAAGTGCTTTGTATGTTGAAGAAAAATCTGCTGCATCTGCTACATCCCATGATATAGCTCCAGTTTCAGGGTCAATGTCTGTTACTGTTGATTTTACACCTTTTTTTATTTTAGTGTCACCTACTTCTATTTCTTTAAGCTTGTACTTGTACATTTTTTACCTCTTGTATTAAATCGTAGTATTGTAACAAGTTAGTTAAATCATCGTCTTTAACTTTAGCTGTTTTGTCTAGTGTAGGAAGCATTTTAATTACTTCTTCTATTTTAATTTTAGTAACTTTGTCTGTTACTTTAGTATTTAATTCTTCTAAAGTAGTTTTAATTTCGTTTACTTTAGTGTTGTAAAATTCTTTTAACCTAGGTGTATTATCTATTGATGTGATAAGTTCTTTAAGAATTTCTTTTTGTTCTTCTAATAGGGTATCATACTTGTCGTTAAATTTTTCAAGTAATACTCTGTAAGTTAATGTTCTTAAATCTTTATCATATTTTTGAAATTCATCTACTACAGTTTCTTTTTGTTCTTTAACTACAGGTTTTTCAGATAAATGTTCTAGGATAGTAAGTTTATTGTTTATTTCTAATTCAGGATTAGAAAACTCTTTATTTGCTTTGATTTCAGTAAGCATATAAAAAGCAGCTTGTGTTTTATAATTTGGGAGTTTATGTTTAAAAAATTTAGTTAAATCATAATGTTTTTTAATTTCACTAATTAAGTTATATTTTTGTCTTCTTAAAGCGCTTCTATTTAAATTAGATGAGGTTTCTAATAGTGAATTTAAAATTAAATTAGCTTTTGCCTCAGATACTGTAGTATGCTTAGCTAATTGTTCATATAACTTGTATTCCCTTCCTAATTCAGTTTTGACAAAATATTCTTTTAGTATCTTTCTTGCTGGGGAATCTATACCATCTAAAGTATCAGCAGTAATTTGACGTACTAATAATTCAAAAAGAATACCAGAATTTTTGTACTTTGAATGTTTTATGTTCATTCTTTGCAGTTTGGTTTATTTATAAATATATAAAAATATTTTATTGTTTCAATTGTGATTCATCTAGCAGCCCATTTCCCTTTTTTTCCTGTTCAAACACTAATGTTTTTCCAGTTCTTTTTGGTCCAGGTACTTTTTTTAACATTTCTTGATGTTCCATTGCTAGTGGAGAACCACCTTTAAATTTTGGTCTTAATCTGTTAGATTCAGTATCATTACCACCTTTTGCAGCTTTTCTACCTAATGGATCTTTACCAAAAGCATTTTCTTGTTTACCTCTATCAGTTAGTTTTTCTTTCTTTCTACCCAATGGTTCTTTTTCATTATATCCATCTGGCACATTAGCTGGATCTGATTGGGTTCTTCCCATTCCATATAATGAAGCTAAATCATGTGGTGTACCATAAGATTTACCTGTTTCTAACGGATCATTACCTTCTGCCTCTATTTGTGATAGCCTAAATGCACGTTTAGCATCTTGTTGTACTAGATCTCTATACTCATCAAATTCATCTTGGCTAAAATGGAATATGTTTTCATAAATCCAATCTGTAGGAATAATTTTACTATCAATCATTGATTGAGCTAGTGTCATTTTTTCTGTCATTAATGCTACTCTTTCTTGATCGTATATGATTGATGGTGTAGTTAAACCTAATTCAAAATTTGTTAAATTTTCATCTTTGTAACCTTGAGTATATAAATGTACTAATGCTATTTTTTGCAATTCAGATACCATTATTCTTTGAATTCTTTCTATAGTACGAGCAAATCTAATATCCTGAGCTGCTAATGTAGCTTTACCTTCTACATTTTCATCATATCCAATAAATGCTTTAGGTACTTTAAGTGCAGCAAATAACTTATCTCTTAAATATTCTACATCTGCTATACCATCATATTGTAATCCTGGTGTGGTATCTATTTTAGTAGCTGTATCATTGCCCCTAATTGGGATGTAAAAATCTTCTAACATGTTTTGCATGTTATATCTTAAGTTGTACTCACCTGTTTTTTCATCCATGTGGGGAGTACGTTTCATTTTTGAAACTGTTTTTTGCATAAAGTTTTCTACTTCTGCAGGTGGAATGTTTCCTACGTTGATGTAAAATATTCGTTTTTCAGGTGCTCTTACTATACGGTGTATTAACATCGCATCTTCCATAAGTGTGTATTGTTTAAACAATTTACGTGCTGGTTCTATATAAGATCTACCGTATGGAAGAAAATTAGTATCAGTTAATAATCTAAAATGAGCCATTTCATAGTTATCAAATACAATTTTATTACCATTTATATCATCTGTAGTGGGAACATTATAATAACCATAACCCCCTGCTGAAACTCCTTCAGGATTCATAACATATTTTATGTCAGCCGGATTTTCTGGGTCGCTTCCTTCTAATCTTTCTATGTGATATGCGTTGTAAGGTATAACATTATATACCCCAAATTTTTCTGCTATTTCTAGTTTTAAGAAAAAATCTCCATATTTACACATATTTCTAACCCAAGGCCATAGGTTAAATTCTATATTTAATACATCATAAAATAGGTTATATAATATTTTTTGAATATTTTCATCTGAAGATCTAATAGATAATACTTCACCCATATCATTTTTAAGAGTACTTTCATCTGCTATAACATCTAAAGCAGAGGCTATAATAGCATCCGTATCCATAGCATCATATTCTGAGTATAGTTGAGGTCTTAATGTTTGGTAATTAAAGTTACTTTGAAATCCATATAATGAAGTAGGTGATGTTGAATATAATCTATTAAATCTATCTACTAATGAGTTATTTTCATATTCTCCTGAAGATTGGATTTTATTAACATCCATAACCTTAAGCTGGTTACCACCTTGATTACGAATTATTACATCTGTTGAGAATAATCTTTTAAGTCTTGAAAATAATCTTGTATCTGCCATGATATATATATTGTATAAATATTATAAGAGCCAACGAATGTCCTCTTTTCCGTTAGAGTATGGGTTATCTATTTCCCATGGGTTTTTATTTTTATATGGTTGATAAACTCCTACTTGGTTGGATTTATTAGAACCCATATTTTGAAGCATGCTTTTGGCTAAATCTACTCCATGTTGTTTAAATTTAAATGCCGTGTCTCTCATGTACATTGCTGTTCCAAATGACATTACTAAATCATCATTGTAACCTTGTTGTGCTTCAGGTCTACCATTTCTCCAAATAAAAGTTTTCATTTCTTCCATTAATCTTTTACTTTGAAATGTTACACCTTTATCACTTAAATATTCTTGAAATTTACTTATTACCATAGGTCTAACTCTAGATGACATTGTAAATCCAGGTACCATTTTTGATGTGTCCATATATTGTTCAAAATACGAATCAGATCTTACTTCTCCACTCTTAGGTGAGTAATAGAGATTTTGATAACCTCTATCTATAACTGTTTGTATTGTAGACCAACCTATACTATTGTTTTCTATTACTAATAGTGCTTCATTGTATTCCGTAGCTATACCTACTAGTAAATGTCCATATTCTTTTGTGCCTAATTGTCCTTTGTATTCTGCTACTTGCACATTGTTTTCTACATCTATTATGTGGAATGCTGAGTGGTCTTTTCCGTCTCCTCTAGCGACGTCAGCCACAACCATATATGTTCTCGAATAATCGCATGGTTCCCAAACCCATAAATTTCTATCAGCCCCACGACGTTCAAGAGGATCTTTAATGTAAGTTTTTTCATAAAATTCTATATATTCAGGGTAAAATACAACATCACCTGATGTTG